CGACGTGCCGATGCCGTGCCCGTGGTGCGGGCACCGCACGCTGCGCTATCACCCGCCCGAGGAGTTCGGCGCGCCGGAGCGGGTGACGTGCGAGAACCCCGACTGCGGGCGCCAGTGGGTGGGCTGGGAGTGGGAGGAGATGGCGGAGCGGATGATCGCGCGGAGCAGACCCGGGTGGTGGGAGGCTGAGGATGCGAGCGCCTGACGGACTGGAGTGGCTGCTGGTGCCCACTGTGGCCGAGAGGTTGGGGACGACGCCATCGCGGGTGCGTCAGTGGGTGAGCCGACGCCGGGTTCGTTCCGAGCTGGTGGAGGGGCGGAGGTGGGTGTGCTGGCAGGATGCGGCCGCCCAGGAGCTGGCCTCGCAGTCGCGGGGACGCCCCCGCAGGCGCCGGGTCCGACGACACGCAGCAGCTCCTATGGACAGCCGAGGTCGATAAGTGTCACACTGCTGCCAGTGGCAGGAGTGTGCCCAGGGCTCGACCAGACCGGTCGGGCCCTTCGCCATGCGGGGGTGGGTGCCGTGCCTAACCGGTACAACGGGCCGGACCCTGAGCCGTCGGGGCGTGAGCGCCAGCGCCTGCTTCAGGTGGTGTGTCCGCCGGGGTCGGTGTGCTGGTTGTGCGGCAAGCCGATCGTGTTCGGGTTGCGTCCGCGTCATCCGATGGGGCCGAGCATGGATCACGTCTTGCCAAGGTCCTTGGGCGGGTGGTGGGACCTGTCGAACCTGCGGCCGGCGCACTACGGGTGCAACTCGCGTCGGAAGAACAAGATCGTCCTCACGGGCATCTCGAGGTCGTCGCGGGAGTGGTGAGTGGGCTCGGATTGAGTCTCGCGGCCGCGGGATCGGCGGCGTCTTTCTGGAGCGGCGATGCGGGACACCCGCGCCCCTTCCATTTTTTCTCTCCCCGTTCGAAACATGCTCTGACCTGTGGCAATGCGAATGCCGGGGTGGTGGCGTGGCAGCAGTTCCCGAGGGGTGATCGACGTGTCGGCACACGGGACTGAGCGCTCGTACCAGCAGGGGTGTCACTGCGATGCGTGTCGGGCGAAGCATGCGGAGACGCGTCGCCTCGAGCGCGCTCGACGCAAGGCTCGCGAGGCGGAGGCAGCCGGCCTGCTGCGCGCGGTCGACAGCCCGTCCAGTGCCGCCTCGGTCACGGTGGTGCGCGGACGAATCGCCATCCAGGCGCAGGCGCTCGCGGACGAGGTTCTGGCGGCGCGCAGTGATGCGGTGACGCGGCTGCGCGTGGAGCTCCTGTTGAAGGCGGCGAGGCATGCGGACGAGTCGGACATTCGGTCTTTCAAGGCGCAGTCGGACACGATCCGTGGGCTGATCGAGGAGCTGGGGCAGAGGGACGAGGACACGCCGCATGGGCTCGAAGCGTTCGCAGGGGGAATGGGGGTTCGCTGAGCCGCGGTGGGCGACGCCCAGGAACCCGAGTCGGGAGACGATCTCGGGTGAGGTGGTCCCGATCATGGAGGCGATGCGCACGCCTCCGATGCCCTGGCAGCGGGCGACGCTGGACCGTGCGATGGAGATCGACTCGGCGACGGGGAAGCTGTGGTACTGGGAGATCATCATCACGGTCACCAGGCAGTCCGGGAAGACGACGTTGATCGTGCCGGTGACGCTGCATCGGGTGATGGCGTGGCGGGATCCGCAGCTCGTCACGTACGTGTCCCAGACGGGCGTGGCGGGCAACGACAAGTGGCGGCGCGACATGGTGGGCCCGATCCAGCGGTCTCCTTTCGCGGCGCTGATCCGGCCGAACCGGAAGCACGAGCGGGAGCCGAACCTGACGAACGGCCATTGGGCTCTGCCCTTCACGGACGGCTCGACGTTCCGTCCGGAGCCGCCGACGGAGGATGCGGGCCACGGTGACACAGGCCAGCTGAGCTTCATGGACGAGACGTGGACCTACGTCGACGACCGGGTCGAGCAGGCGCTCTCCCCCGGGTCGATCACCGTCCTGGATGCGCAGCGCTACGCGATGTCGACGGTCGGATGGACGAAGACGCAGAGCCCGTACCTGTGGTCGAAGATGGCGGCGGGGCGGGCTCGGGTCGAGGCGGGCCTGGACAGTCACACGCTCTACGTCGAGTTCTCCGCGCCAGAGGATGCGGACTGGTTGGACGAGGACGTGTGGTGGCAGACGATGCCGGCCCTCGGGTTCACACAGACCCTGGACAAGGTACGTGCCGAGGCAGACAGCCCGGAGAAGGAGAAGGGCTTCCGCCGCGCCTACCTCAACCAGTGGGGCGACGTGCTGCACACGGACTGGAAGATCCCCCAGGACGCCTGGTTCGCTGTCGAGGACCACGAGTCGCAGCCGACCGACACCCTGGTGTGGGTCGTCGATGTCGCCCACGACCGATCCTCCGCGGCGATCGCCATGGCCTCGATGCGCGACGACATGGTCGCCCACGTCGAGGTCGTCGACTACCGGCCGGGGACGGCGTGGCTGCCCGACCGGATGGCTGACCTCGTCGACCATCACGGTGGGCGCGACGATATCTGGTACGACCACCAGACGGTGGGTGCTCTCGTCCCTGACCTCGAAGATGCCGGCATGGAGCCTCACGCGATCCCGGCCAGGGACATCCAGGTCTCAGGGCAGGCCCTCGTCGACGCCGTCTTGAACAAGCGGATGGCGCACATCGGGCAGGTGGAACTCACGCAGGCGCTCGCGGGTGCCGCCACTCGAGCGATCGGCGACGGATGGGCGTGGAAGCGCGGCGCGTCGATGGGCGATATCTGTCCACTGGTGGCAGCCACGGAGGCGCACTGGATGCTGCTGAAGACAATGCCGGAGCACTACGCGATCGAGGACTCCTACGGGTGAGGGGGTGGTCGGTGTGGTCGACGTGTTGACGACGTGTCTGGAACTGGTGGGCGCACTCCTGGTGATCACGGCCGCAGCCCTGTGGATCGCGGCGTGGAGCGTGCCTCTCGCGCTCGCGGTGGCGGGCGTCTTGCTGGTGGTCCTGTCCGGTGTCGTGACGTGGCTGTCGGAGCGGAGGCGGAAGTGAGCCTGTTCTTCACGCGGTCCGTTGCCCTGCCTGAGTACGCCGCCGGGGCGGGAGTTGACCTGCGCTCGGCGTTCGGGGCGCGGGTCTCGCGCCGCAAAGCGATGACGCACTCGGTGGTGTGGGCGGCGACTCAGCTGCGCGCAGATCTCACGTCGCTGATGCCTGTGGATGTCTACCGGCCGGCGCAGGGACGCAACCTCGAGATCGAGACCCCGCCCGTCCTGCAGCGTCCGGCGGAGTTCGCCGAGGGCAAGTCGATGACGATCGGCGAGTGGCTCTACGCGACGCAGGTTTCGTTGGACACGACAGGCAACGCGGTCGGGATCGTCCGGGCGTTCGACGCGATGGGCGTGCCCGCCCAGATCGAGCCCGTGGACATGGACGAGGTGTCCTTCACTGTGAGGGGCACGCGCATCGTCGAATACCGGATCGCCGGCGAACTGGTCGACCCGAAGTTCATCTGGCATGAACGCCAGTACACAGCAGCCGGCATCCCGGTGGGTCTCTCCCCCATCACCTTCGCGGCACTCCAGCTGTCGTCTGGGATCACGGCCCAGGAGTTCGCGCGCGACTGGTTCTCCAATGGCGCCGTCCCGTCGGCAATCCTGCGCAACTCCAAGCGCACCCTCACAGGTGACCAGTCGGCGGCCGCGAAGAAGAAATTCCAGGAGACGATCCGCAACGGCGACGTCTTCACGACGGGATCAGACTGGGAGTACCTGCCGGTCTCAGCGAAGGCCGCAGAGTCTGGGTGGATCGACCAGATGCAGTACACCAACGCCGACATCTGCCGGTTCATGCGCGTGCCGGCGGACATGGTCGACGTCGGGGTCGACGGGTCGTCCTCAATCACCTACGCGAACATCACCCAACGCAACCTGCAGCTGCTCGTGATGAACCTGGGCGGCTCGATCAAACGCCGGGAGGACGCCCTCTCTCAGCTCACTCCGGGTGGCCGGTTCGTGAAGCTCAACCGCAACGCCGTCCTCGCCATGGATGCCGCCAGCCGCGCCCAGCTCCTCAAGACGCGCATCGACGCCCGCACGCTCACGCCTGACGAGGCGCGCGCGATCGAGGATCAGCCCCCGCTCACCGAGGACGACTACCAGCAGTTCGACCGCCTGTTCGGCGCTCGCGGACAAGCGCCACAGAAGAACCCGGGAGGGACCAACGGATGACGTGATGGCACAGCGCCTGGCCGAGGCGGCCGCGCAGCGCAGGGAGGCTGTGGCGGCGCGCGCGGACCGGCCCGCGCAGAGACGGTCCCTGTCCCACGTGGGAGCGCGCCCGGCGGTGACGTCGCGAGCGGTGATGCAGATCCGCGCGGTCGAGGGCGGGAAGGGACTGCACTTCACGGGCCGGGCGTCCACGTACGAGGACCCCTACGAGATGTACGACATGTACGGCCCGTATATGGAGGTCGTCTCCGCGGGAGCGGGAGCGAAGTCCCTGATGACGCCGGACCTGGACGTGCCTCTGGTCCTCCAGCACGACTCGCTGCGCAGGATCGCCCGCACCACGAACGGCACGCTGGCGCTCGCAGAGACGGAGCTCGGCCTGGATGTGGATGCGCCGGACCTGGATCCCGAGGATCGCGACGTCGCCTACATCGCGCCGAAGCTGCGGGCCGGGCTGGTCGATGAGATGAGTTTCATGTTCCGCATCACGCGGGGGCAGTGGTCTCCGGACTACACGGAGTTCCGCATCGTCGAGTACGACATCCACCGCGGGGACGTGGCGATCGTCGGCTACGGCGCGAACCCAAACACGGAGGGCGCGCTGCGCGCCGCTGCTCCGCACCACAGTCGCGGCCGCGACCTCGTCCATGAGGACGACGTGCGGCTGCTGCCGCTCCTGTGAGCGGTGCTGCTCGGACGTCGCTCGCTACCGCGCCCACACGTGGGCCTGGTGGTGACTGGCGTCGACTGGCGAACCAATGAGGATGCCCAGTCTGGGCAGCGAGAAGGAGAAGAGACAATGACCATTGACGAGCTGATCGAGCGCAAGCGGCGCGAGATCAACGAGCGGACCGCGCTGTACAACGACGCTGGTGACCAGCTCAACGAGCTGCGCGGCGCGGACAATCCGGATGAGGCGAAGGTGCAGGACCTGCGCGACAAGCGCGCCAAGCTCCTCACGGAGATCAAGGAGCGCGAGGGACAGCTCGGTGAGCTGAACCAGGAGCGCAAGGCCGACGAGCAGGTGGCCGCCGCTCAGCGAGAGGTGACGCCGGTGGATGAGAAGCGCTCCATCGACGCTCGCGTTCATGTGGGAGCGGAGCCGCGCACGTACTCCCGGGAGTCGGACCCGCAGGGGTTCGCGTTCCTGTCGGACGTGGCACGTGACTTCATCGGCGATCGCGGAGCGCGCGAGCGCTTGGCTCGCCACATGGAGGAGGAGCGCGTCGAGCGCGGTGACGCGGTGGCGCGCGCCGTGTCCACGGGCGGGGCGCCGGGACTGGTGGTCCCGCAGTACCTCATCGACCTGTACGCGCCGAAGGGGCGCCCGGGCCGGAAGTTCGCAGACCAGTGCCGCAAGCATCCCCTGCCCGACACGGGGATGACGGTGTATATTCCGCGCCAGACAGCGAAGACGTCTGTCGGAGATCAGGCGACGGAGAACACGACCGTCGCCGAAGCGGACTACGCCGATGAGCTGATCTCGGTCCCGGTGCGTACCGCGGCCGGGTCGCAGACGGTCAGCCGTCAGTCGGTGGAGCGTTCCCTGGGAACCGAAGACATCGTGTTTGCGGACCTGCTGAAGTCCTACGACAAGAACTTGGACTCCCAGCTGATCAATGCGCCGACATGGGGTCTGCTCGCCGTGGCGAACACGATCACCTACACGGATGCCGATCCGACAGCCGCGGAGCTGTACCTCAAGATTCTGGCGGCCGCCGCCGGCATCGAGGACACGCTCCTGGACACCGACGAGGGCGACGTGTTCACCCTCATGCGGGGTCGCCGCTGGACGTGGCTGCAGGGCCAGCTGGTCGACAAGTGGCCGTTCATCGCTGCCCAGGGGGGCGGCGCGCTGTCCGTCGGTGAGAGCGCCGAGGCGCCGTACTCGGCGGGCGTTCGCGGGCACCTGCCCAACGGCGGGGACGTGGTCACCGACAACAACCTGCCGAACAACCAGGGCACGGGGACCGACCAGGACGTCATCGTGTCGGTGGCGCGCCAGGAGGCTCACCTGT